GCAACAACTAAACCACTTTTATTAGAGTGGGTTAACAGTGGAACTAATCCAATTGCATGGTCTTGTAATTTTGCTGACGACATGGATTTTAGCACAATAGGTGGTTTGCAAAACACAAAAGCTGCTAATTACACAGGCGATGTTTTACTTAACTTTTCTTCTGTTACTAATGATGATACTGCAAGTTTAGTTGTTGAGTTTTTAAAAGAATATTCACCTATATCATAGGGGTTTAAATGGCTTACTCAGGTACGAGAACATTTAACCTCTCAATAGAGGAAATAATAGAAGAAGCATTTGAAAGATGCGGTCTTGAAGTACGTAGCGGATACGATTTAAAAACAGCAAGACGATCTTTAAATCTTATGTTTGCTGATTGGGCAAATCGTGGTCTTAACTTATGGACCATAGATTATGCTACACAAACGATGACACCTGGTACTAATTTTTATTCTGTAAACAAAAAATTAGTAGACATTGTAGATGCTGCAATAACAACAACTGCAGGTGCAACAGCAAATTTAGAAGGTGATAGTAATACTACAGATGTGACTATTACAAAAATATCTAGAACTGAATACCTTAACTTAAGTAGAAAACAAGAAGACGGCACTAATGGTGATGCTAGACCAACACAATTTTGTCTAATTAACGGACAAGTAACTGTAAACGGTGGGAGCAATACTGGTAGACCAGAACACAATATGACTTTGTTTGTGTATCCTAGCCCTGATAAAGCATACATATTAAAATACTTTTTTATAAACAGAATTATGGATGCAGGAGCTTACACAAATGAAGCTGATGTTCCCTTCTATTTTCTTCCTTGTTTAGTTTCAGGATTAGCTTATTATGTGTCATTAAAAAGAGCACCGATGTTAACATCGGGACTAAAAGCGGTATACGATGAAGAATTTGAGAGAACCGCTGATGCTA